GATCAACGGCGTGCAGCTGGCCCCCACGCATCGCCCTTCGAGCACATCGACGCCCAGGTCACCCTCGAGGTCTGCCAGCGCTATGCCTGGGCGATTCCGGAGCCGGCGGCGGGCGTGGTGATCGGCGCCGGCGCCAACACCGGCGCCTCCGCGCAGCTCTTCTACATCGCGACCCCCGTGCAGCTTTTGAAGGCCCCGACCGTCACCGCGGCGGCCGGCGCCTTCAAGACCAACCAGGCCGGAACCGCCACGGCCACGACGATTACGCCCGGCGCGACGCACACCCCCAACGCCATTTCCATCAATGGCAATTCGGCGGGAACCGCCGGACAGGCGACGCTTCTGCAGGGCGGCGGCGGCTCGGGATGGATCGTCGCAAGCGCGGATTTCTGAGGGGGCGGCGGCGCTTTGCGCTTTGCAGATTTTTCGACAATCGGAGCCGACCCGCCGATGGACGCGCTTCGCCAGTCGAACGACGCGCGCGCGATCGAATGGCGGAGATTGGGCCGACACGCAAGCACAGCGATGTCACGTGCTTCAAGCGTGACTGCCGTCACAGCGCCCTTGGGCTTATTTGTGATAAGGCTCTCGAGTAATGACCGGCGATCGCGCTCAATGCGAACCGCGGCTGAATCTTTGCGTGGCGCGGCAAAACCAGTCCTTTGCGGACGCATGTGGCGACACTCCTTTGAAAGCGCCGAGGTCGCCCGAGCGCACACCCAGCCGTCAAGCTTGCCCATGCGCGCAGTCAGACAAATGAGGCATAGGCAAGCTTGCAAGTCAATGGGTGATTGCAGTCAACGGGTATACTCTTCGGCTGTGATACCGTATCCTTCCTGAGAACGTCAACGAGTGCAATGAAAAGCGGGGATTCGTCAATTCCCGCCCTTAGATCCCGCGCCAGTCTATTCGTTGACTCTCGCTGCGCGGCGCACTCTGACGGCCGTTCGGTTCCCTCGCACGTGCCTCTCTCCCATAGCCCCTCGAAAAGACCGGCGTCCCTGCGAACACCCTAAGGGGAGAGGGACGCACGTATGCACCTATCTCCCCGCCAACTTTTACCGCTCCAAAGGACTGATCTCATGAATATCGCCCAGACTACGCAAGATACGCTCGGACTGATGAAAGACTCGCTCGCCAAGACCGTCACCGTCTCGACCGGGCTCACGGCGTACGACCTGCAGGCGCCGGCGAAGAACCTCTACCCGACGATCACGCCGTTGCGGAATTCGATGCCGCGCGTGGCGCGCTTGAACCCCGGTGACGCGGCGCGCTGGCGCACCATCAGCTCCATCATCGGCTCGGGCTACGACGCGATGGGGTGGGTCCCGGAAGGCCAGCGCTCGGCGAGCATGAACTATCAGGCAGTCCTCAACACCGCCCCCTACCTGACGATCGGCGAGGAAGACACGGTCACGTTCGAAGCCGAGGCGGCCGCGCAAGGCTTCGAAGACATCAACGCCACGGCGACTTTGCGCATCCTGCAGAAGACGATGATGAAGGAGGAGCACGCGCTCATCGGCGGCAACACCTCGCTGCCCCTCGGCACGCCTGCCGCGGCCGCCCTCTCCGCCTCGGGCACGGGCGCCACCCTGCCGGCCGCGACCTACTCGGTGATCGTCGTCGGGCTGACCTTTGAAGGCTACAGCAACTCGAGTCTTTCGGGCGGCGTCGCCACCACCAAGACCATCACCGGCAACGACGGCAACACCTATACGCTAAACGGCGGCTCCTCGATGCGCAGCGCCAACGTCACGCAAGCCGTGACGCTCGGCCAAACGCTCAATGCGATCGCCCCGATCGTCAACGGCGCGGTCGCATACGCGTGGTTCGTCGGGACCGTCGGCAACGAGACGCTGCAGGCGATCACCACGATCAACAGCGCCGCGTTCAGCGCGCCGCTCACCCCGGGCCAGCAGGCGGCGAGCGTCATCACCGCGGACAATTCCCGCAACCAGACCCTTGCCTTCGACGGCTTGCTGACCGTCGGCTTCAACCCCATCAACAGCGCCTATGTGCAGGCGCTGGCCTCGGGAACCGCCGGGACCGGCACGTTCATGACCCCCTCGGGCCGCGGCTCGGTGGTCGAGATCGACAACATGCTGGTTGAGATGTGGAACAACTATCGGATGTCGCCGACGGTGATCTACGTCAACGCGCAGGAGCAGAAGAACATCACCAACAAGTGCCTGACCAACGCCTCCGGGCCGCTGATCCGCTACAATGTCGCCGCCGACGGCGACAACGGCGGGCCCTATGGCGTCTCGGCCTCCGGCGTGGTGCGCTGGTACTATAATCCGTTCAGCGTGGACGCCGGAATGGACATCCCGGTCAAGGTGCACCCGGACCTGCCGCCCGGAACGATCCTGGCTTACTGCGAGCGTCTGCCGGTGTGGTACCAGTCGAACCAGGTTCCCAACGTCGCCGAGGTGATGACGCGTCGCGACTATTATCGCATCGACTGGCCGATCGTCACCCGCGCCCGCGAGTTCGGCGTCTATGCGGAAGAGACGCTCGCGGTCTATGCGCCGTTCGGGGTCGGCATCCTCACCAACATCGGCAACGGCTAGCGTAGGCGCGGGTCCATTGCCCGTCGCCAGACGGGCGTCCTTGCGGACGCCCCAGGGACCGCGTCCGCGCTCACCGGGTCGCTGATCGCGTCCGCGCTCGCCGAGCGCGGGCTACAGGCGGCTTAAGCCGCGCTCCGCCGTTTTGCCTTGACCCCGTCTTTGCGAGCGCTGCATGTCGCCTTTCGATCTGACCAACCTTCCGGCCCTGAAAGCCTGGCTCGGATTGCCCTTCGCCGTTGGACCGAACGATGCGACGCTCGCTGCGCTCATCACCGCGTCGAGCCGTTCGATCTACGCGGCGCTGAGCCGCCCGAGCCTACTGCCGCAGTCCTATACCGACACCATCGATCTCGAGACGCGGCGCGTCGTCCTCAGGCAATGGCCGGTCATGCAGGTGACCTCGGTGACATTGTGCGGCAACCCCGTTCCCCAGGACACCAACGCGGACCTCGAAGGCTCGTACGGCTACGCCCTCCAGCCGGGCGACGGCATTCCGCCGGGCCGGCCCCAGGCGCTCGATTTGTTCGGCCTCGACTGCTGGCTTAGCGCGAATTTGTGGGGCAACTCGTACAGGACCGGGCGCCAAAGCCTCGTCGTGTCCTACACCGCCGGATATGCGGTGCAGAACGAGGCGCAAACGGTTCCCACGGCTCCGCTTTATCAGGCCGCCTCCTTTCAGCCTTACGGGCCCTGGGCGTCGGATCTGGGCGTCACATACGCCTATCCGGTCATCAGCGACGAGGCGCAGACGGTTCCCTCCAGCGCGCCCTATCAGCTGACCGCCGCGCAGCCGTTGGGCGCGTGGGTCCAAGACCAGGGCGTCAGCTATGCTTCGAGCGGCGCGCCGCTCGCGAGCGTCGCTGGGACCCCGACGACTGGCCAGTACAGCGTCGCGGCGGGCGTCTATACATTCTCGGCCGGCGACGCCAACGCGGCGGTCCTCATTTCCTATGAGTATATCCCGACCGCCGGCGGCGCCGGCCTGGCGCTTGCGGCGGTCAAGGGAACGCCGGCGCAGGGGCAGTATTCGGTCGCCAACGGAATCTACGCCTTCTCGCCGGCCGACGCGGGCCAATCGATCCTCATCTCCTACGGCTACGTGCCGCAGGATCTCGCGCAGGCGGCGCTCGAACTGGCGGCCGGTCGCTTTCGCGCCGCCGAGCGCATCGGCGTCACGTCGAAGTCGATGGGCGGTCAGGAGACGATCGCCTACGACATGAGCCCGATGCCGGCGCCGGTCCGGGCGATGCTGCAACCCTATAAGCGGGTCGGGGTCTGATGTTCGCGCTCGAGCTCGACGGCCTGGAGGACGCAAGCGCGCGCCTCGAAGCCTATCCGGCCGCGTTGACCGCGGCGCTCAGCGCCAAGGCGGCCGAGCTCGCTGACGCACTCGCCGACATGGTCAGGAACGACAAGCTCTCCGGCGGCGTATTGAACGCGCAATCCGGGGCGCTGCGCGATTCGATCGTCTTCAGCGTCTCGGCGGACGCGGACGGCGTCGTTGCTTCGGTCGGCTCCGAAGGCGACGTGAAATATGCGGCGATTCAGGAATACGGCGGCAAGACCAGCGCGCATGAGATCCTGCCTGTCAAGGCTCAGGCGCTCGCCTTCGTCGTCGGCGGCGTGCAGCGTTTCGCGCGCCGGGTCGAGCATCCCGGCTCGCTGATCCCCGAGCGCTCCTATCTGCGCTCGTCGCTCGAAGACATGCAGGGCGAGATCGTCGCCGCGCTGGCCGAGGCCGCAGCGGAAACTTGGGAGCGCGCATGACCCGGGAAGCGGCCTTCTCCGCGCTGTTCGCGACTGTTTTCTCCGCCTATCCCTGGGGCCTGGCGTCGCGACGGATGAAGCTTTGGAGCGAAGTCCCGGCAGCGCTGCGCCCGGCGTTCTTCCAGCTCGAAAGCGGACCCGAAACCTATCAATGGGCCTCGCCCGCGGTTCCCAAGCGAACGCTCGAGGCCAAGCTCTTCCTCTATTTCGACGCCCGCGACCCGACCGTGCCGGGCGCGACCGCCATCAACAACGCTCTCGACGCGATCGACGCGGCGCTTGCGCCCGCTGGCTCCGACCTCGGCCTCGGCCGCCAGACCCTCGGCGGCACAGTGTATGACTGCAAGGTCGTGGGCGTGCCGGTGCGCGATACGGGCGACCTCGACGGCGACGGCCTCGCGGTGGTCGCCGTGCGGCTGGTCGGGCCGTGAGTGGACGCGCGATGGGCCTCGATGAGCTGAACGA